GTGAATACAGTAGTATAAAGCTACTCTTGCAGGTAACCCCCTGCAAAAGGTGTATTGAGTAACACCGACTACCACTGATAAAAGCGTAAGTTATTACACTTAGGCCAAAATCAGCCCGGTAGAATGCGTTGGATCTTCTGGAAGGACTGACGTAGAATTACATCGTCAATATCCTTCTTCCAAGATGGACCTGGCTGGAATATCCTATCCTTTAGGTTAGGTAAACCGTCGGGTCAACATTCTGGGTCTCACGCTACTCATCCTAAACCTACCAGCACTTCGGGACTAGTATTATCATTACTAGAGCCTAAGTGGCGGACCGGATAACTACCCGAGTTATCTTGTCCAATCTGAATATACGGGTTTAACCATATTTCAGCCTTAGTAGGATCTGCTGCAACAAACGCATGGGTATAGATTCCGATATTTTTCACATCGGAGAAATGCTTCACACGTTGTTGTAGTACGAATGATTCAAATGTATTGAACTGTTCTGACCACAACCGACGGAATGGTTGTGCCAGACAAGTTCTAATACTTGAAGGTACTAGCACGGCTGAAGTAATCAATGATCGTCATCTCTCCGGGACTAACTGGAGAAAATCGGAAAAATCGATCGAGAAACCTCTTAGAGATATCTCTTTTAACAATGCCTGTGCATCAGTGCACATGGTATTTTTCCTGTAAACCAATAGGGCTAAAGGAAAGGGTTTCAAATCCTCTCCATGGCGAAATAAGCTTTTAGCGAATTCTGCCAATCCTATTGCTTCAAAGGATTTACTTGGAGAATAAGGCATGCCTAGGCAAGCTATAATCTCTTTGTAACTTTTAGCAACATGTTCGTCCCGGATGACTAAGTCATCTCCCAAAAGGGCGTATTCCTCAAAGACATTTGAGGAGTGCGGGTATGCTGCTTTATAGGCTAACTGGACGAGAACGTGATGACAGAGAGCCATTGCTGGCCAACTGGATAACGCCCCCATGGGTTGTCCTACTTTGTACCTGATGCATTTCAGAGTCCCCCCATCTTTATAGATGAAGGTTCTTTTTGCTATAACTTGTAGCCACCAAAACGCTTGCCAAAGCGTTAGTGCGCCGCAATAATAGAGAATCAGAGCCTGTAGGAGACTCGGAAATCTA